AAGGTGCAACTTGGGGTTAAAATGAGCACAACTGTCAAGAAAACTGGTTGCTCTAACCTAAAACAGTTAATTGAGGATGATAAACTCATCTTTAAAGACTATGACATCATGGCAGAGTTAACAACCTTCATTCAGAGAGGTCCAGCATGGGAGGCAGAGGAAGGATGTAACGATGACCTTGCTATGTGTCTGGTTATCTTTGCATGGTTAGCAACAACAGACTATTTTAGAGAGTTGCATGATGATGATGTACGGATGAAGATGTATCAAGAGCAGAAAGAGGGAATAGAAGCGGACATGGCACCATTTGGATTCATTGATAACCATGTAGATTATGAGCAATCATTTGTAGATGATGAAGGTGATACATGGAATGTAGATGAGTATGGTGATAAAGCATATATGTGGGAATATCTGTCGTGACTATAGAAGACGACTTCTCTCTTGAGCATTTATTATTTAAGGAGAGGAAGTGCAGATTCTGTGGTAAGACTAAGAGTTTATTAGAAGATTTTTATTTAACAAGAAAGGATAGAGGTAATAATCCATCAGCATATGCGTATGAGTGTAAGTCTTGTACTATATGGAGAGTTAATAGAAAGAGAAATAGAAAGAGACCCTTGCCACCATACCTAGCAGACTATCCAGACTGGTGATCACGGCTTGATTCCCCAGTGAAAAAACACGTTTCGATAAATAATTTCAGCATCCGATTTGGAATACCCTAGGAGATTTAACAGATGGCATCCACACAACTTTCACCAGGAGTTGTCGTATTAGAAAGAGATCTGACCAACGTAGTAAACGCAACAGTAGATAATATTGCTGCTATCGTTGGATCCTTTGAGAAGGGACCTGTAGAACAGGTCACGAATGTAACAAGTGAGAAAGAATTACTTTCTATCTTCGGCAAACCTACCGACTACAACTATGAATATTGGTTTAGTGCGGCTCAATTTTTACTTTACGGAGGAACCGTAAAGATCGTACGTGCAGTAAACGATTCACTGAAAAACGCAATCGATACAGCACAGTACACTATATCTACATTTAGTGCTGCTGATACAACCTTGACGGTTGCTTCATCAACTGACTTTGATGTCAACGATGTCCTATTAATCGATGCTGAATTGTTGACAATCTCCAGTGTATCTGGTAATGATGTAACAGTTCAACGTGGACAACTAGCAACATCTGCTGTATCTCACGCTGCTGCTACACAGATCACATTGATCGAGCCAGCTGGCACATCAACAACAATTAATGAGACGACAACTTATAGCGATAGTGACGTAACTCTTACAGTTACATCTGCTGCTGCTCTTGGTGCAGGTACTAACTCCTACATTAGAATTGACGATGAAATTCTTCAAGTTTCATCTATCGCAGGTAACGATCTAACCGTTGTCCGTGCACAGTTAGGCACAACTGCTGCTGCACACACTGATGGATCTACAATCTCACTTCAGACTGTTACAACTAACAAGACTGAGATTAATGAGACAACTGCTACTGGTGTTGTTGCTCCTCTAATCAAGAACCTTGACACCTACGAAGCAAACGTAGAGACTGCTGCTAACAACTGGAAGTGGGGTGCTAAGACTGCTGGATCATACGGTAACTCAATTCGTGTTGTAGTTACAGACGCTGGTCCTGATCAGGTATTGTATCTTGCACAACCAACTTCTGCTGAGTGGGAATTCACAAACAACGCAGAGGTATCATTCTCTAATGCTAACATCTACGGTAAGGTCTATGACTATACTGTTATCGTTACATTTAAAGATGACGCTGAGTTAATTGGATCATTCGAGAAGGACAACTATATCACTGCTGTTAGTGGTGGTGTTACAGGTCGTGTTGTTGCATACGATAAAGTAAATCGTAAGTTGGAAATCACAATTGATGGCACATCTACTGACGTGCTTGAGATTAATGATACAATTACTGAGTTAGCAAACAACTCTAATACACCTGGATCCGCAACTGGAGACAAGGGAGACATTGAATCAATCACACGTGAGTTACGTGTTGCATTGAATCAAGCTTCACCTAACTTCCAAGCAAACCAAACTGTTGTTGACGGAAACGCTGCAACTATATCCATTGCTAACGTTGAGTCTGACTATGAGTCAAGACTATACGGAGAGAATACAAAGTGGATCAACGTTGCTGCACGTCCTACAACTTCCGCATGGGTTGCAGACAGAGGCGGTCACAATGACCTAATGCACATCTTGGTCATTGATGGAGACGGAAAGATTACGGGTACTCCAGGAGCAGTCCTAGAGAAGCACCTTAATGTTTCTAAAGCAAATGATGCTAAGTCACCTCAAGGTGATAACATCTATTACAAGGATGTAATTAAGACATACTCTTCCTACCTATATTGGGGTAGTCATGAGACTGCTAACATCTATGATAAGGACACTGTTACAAGTGGTGTGCTTGGTGTTTCAGGTATCAACAGAGAGTTTGATATCATCAAAGCACAAAATGCACTTAACAACCTAGATGATCCAACAGGATTGAATCCTCTAGCAGTGCCTCTACTTGGTACTAAGAACCGTGCAACTATCCGTTACGCACTACAAGGTGGTGTAGATGGATACACGATTCAAAGGCCAGACATACTTGGTGCATACGATCTATTCAATGATGCAGAGACTGTAGACATTGATTACCTACTAATGGGTCCATCCATGAGTGGTATCGATGATACAATTGCTAAAGCACAGCATGTAATTTCTATTGCTGCTTTGCGTAAGGATTGTATTGCATACATCTCACCTTATCGTGGTGATGTAATTGGTCAGACTAAGACTTCAACTATCGTACAACGCACAGTTAACTACTACGATCAGTTAAGTAGCACTTCTTATGCTGTATTTGACAACAACTACAAATACATCTATGATAAGTATAGTGACAAGTATCGTTACATTCCATGTAATGCTGACGTTGCTGGATTAACACTATCTACAACACTACAGCAAGAGCCTTGGTACTCTCCTGCTGGCTTCAATAGAGGACAACTTCGTAACGCAATCAAACTTGCTTACTCACCTCTAAAGGATCACAGAGATACCCTTTATGCTTCACGTATTAACCCAATCGTAGCCTTCCCTGGACAGGGTATAGTCCTCTTCGGAGACAAGACTGCATTGAGTTATGTTTCTGCCTTCGACAGAATTAACGTTAGACGTTTATTCCTAGTCATGGAAGAAGCAATTTCTGAGGCAGCAAAGACCCAACTATTCGAGTTGAATGACGAGTTTACTCGCCAGCAATTTAAGAACATTGTTGAGCCTTACTTACGCAGTGTCCAATCACGACGTGGTATTGTTGACTTCCTCGTAGTCTGCGACGGAACTAACAACCCTGCTGAGTCCATTGACCGTGGTGAATTCTACGCAGAGATATTTGTGAAACCCACAAGATCTATCAACTTCATCACATTGACCTTCACTGCAACTAGGACTGGAGCAAGCTTCAGTGAGCTAGTATCGTAATGAGTAAACCGTGGCACGGCATCGTGCTCAACCTCAAATAGGAGAATAAAATGTCAGCATTCGACGGACAAACCTATCCAGGTCAGTCTGAAGGTAAACAAATAAACGCTCCAATCCTAGATTTTAGAAATAGGATTGGAGATTTGGCCCGCCCTAACCTGTTTCAGGTTGAAGTAGGGTTCCCTCAGATCGTAGACAATGGTACACCTCAATCAGGTGCTACCCCTGGATCTCAAGAGCAGCGTGGAGAAGAAAGTGCGGGACAATCCCGTGCTGGATCTGGTGCTAGCTCACAATCACTCGCAACATTCTTAGTTAAAGCAGCAAATATTCCTGCTTCTACAGTTGGAGTGATCGAAGTACCTTACAGAGGTAGGACACTTAAAATCGCTGGAGATAGAACCTTTGAGCCTTGGACTATTACAGTTCTTAATGACAAAGGATTCGCACTACGCTCCAAGTTTGAAGAGTGGTCTACTAAGATTCAGGCACTTCATCAAAACCTTCAGTCACCTCGTGTTATTGCAGAGTATCAATCTGATGCTATGGTAAGACAATACGATAGACAAGGTGCAGTTGTTAGATCCTACAAGTTTGTAGGTATATGGCCTTCAACAATCTCTGCTATTGACTTAGCATGGGATAGCAACGATACTCCTGAGGAGTACACCGTTGAGTTCCAGGTTCAGTACTGGACATACGCTAGTGACTCTAACGCTGGTAACGCAGTCTCATTATCTGGTGCTGCATAAATACTTTATAATGCAAAGGAAGGACAACTAAATGTCACAACTATTTGGTTACTCAATTGAACGTAAGAAGAAGGGCCTCAAAGCTGTTGGCCCTTCTTTTGTTACGAAAGATACTGATGATGCAGCACAACCCATTGTGGCAGGTGGTTACTTTGGTCAATACGTTGACCTTGGTGATGCGGCTAACAAAGCAAGTGATGTAGATCTCATTGGTAGATACCGTGAGATGTCACTTCACCCAGAAGTTGACCAAGCAATTGGAGATATAGTTAATGAAGCTATCGCTGGTGATCTTGATGATCATCCTGTAGATGTAGAGTTATCTAATTTACAAGCAAGTGAGAGTGTAAAGAAAAGAATTAGAGAAGAATTTAATAACGTTTTAAGTCTATTAAATTTTGATCAGAAAGCATATGATATCTTCCGTAGGTGGTACATCGACGGAAGACTTTTTTATCATAAGATGATCAACCCTGACAATCCTCAAGATGGATTGACAGAATTAAGGTATATTGATCCTAGAAAGATTAAAAAGGTTATCGAATACGATAAACCAAAGGATAGAGTATCACCTGCTGACCCAGAAATTAACACACTAGTACCTAAGAGTGTAGAGTATTACATTTATTCACCTAAAGGACTACGTGGATACGAAAATAGAGGATTAAAAATAGCACCTGACGCTATATGTTTTGTCCACTCAGGACAATTAGATATGCAGCGTAATTATGTGCTGTCACATCTTCATAAAGCAATTAAGGCAACTAACCAGTTGAGAATGATTGAAGATTCACTGGTTATTTACCGCATGTCTCGTGCACCAGAGCGAAGAATCTTCTATATAGATGTAGGTAATTTACCTAAGCAGAAGGCAGAGCAGTACCTCCGTGAGGTAATGTCTCGCTATAGGAATAAGTTAGTATATAATGCTGACACTGGTGAGATAAGAGACGATAAGAAATTCATGTCCATGTTGGAAGACTTTTGGCTTCCTAGACGTGAGGGTGGAAGAGGTACAGAAATCTCTACACTCCCAGGTGGACAGAATCTTGGGGAGTTGGAAGACATTAAGTACTTCCAGAAGAAACTTTACCGTGCTCTTAACGTACCTGAGTCACGTTTGGAATCTGATTCATCATTCAACGTTGGTAGATCTGCTGAGATCACACGTGATGAGGTTAAATTCCAGAAGTTTATTGCTAGACTCCGCAAAAAATTCTCGGATCTCTTTAACGATCTTCTAAAGACACAGTTGGTACTCAAAGGTGTAGTAACTTTAGAGGAATGGGATGAGATTTCTGAGCATATCCAGTATGATTTCGTTGCTGACAACTACTTTAGTGAGTTAAAAGAGCAAGAGATCATGAATGAGCGTATGGCTCTAGTCGCTCAAATGGATCCTTTCGCTGGTAAATACTTCTCATTAGAGTATATGCGTCGTCAGATTCTACGTCAGACAGACGAAGAGTTTAATGAGATACAAAACCAGATGGACACTGAGATTCAGGAGGGTAAACTTGTTGATCCTGTAGAGATGCAGAAGTTAGAAGTTGCTCAAATGGAAATGTCCTTGATGCCTCCAGAGCCAGATCCTGCGGAAGCAGGTATTAGTCCTGCGGACTATAAAAAAGGAGATATCTAAATAGTATTATTGACAAGGAATTATTATGCCTACTGAAGTTGCAAGGGATATCGTAAACGCATTGTTTGCGGGTAAAAAAGACCTCTCTGATTATGTCGTACAAGGTATGAATGCTAAAGCAGTTGATGCCATTGACGCACATAAGAAAGAGATTGGTAAACATATGTTCAAACCACAGGAAGACGGTCCTGAAAACACCGAGCAACCTGAGGATGCAGCACCTGAAGCTTCAGCAGAAACTGAAACAGAAACCGAAACCGAGGAGCCTAAAAATGAAACTGATCAGGGAGGAGATTGAGACCGCCAAAGTAACGATCACTGAAGGTAAGGATGGGAAAAAATCTCATTTTATCGAGGGTGTATTTTTGCAGGGGGAAATCAAAAACCGCAATGGTCGGATGTATCCTATTTCGACCTTGCAACGTGAAGCAAAGAACTACAACACTAAGTACATCGAGAAAGGTCGTGCACTTGGTGAGTTAGGTCATCCAGATGGTCCAACTATCAACCTAGATAGAGTGTCTCATCTGATTACTTCTCTTAAGCAAGAGGGTAATAATTATGTCGGTAAGGCAAGACTATTGGACACACCAATGGGTAACATTGCCAAGAACCTCATTGATGAGGGTGTCAAGTTGGGTGTATCATCACGTGGACTTGGTACCATAAGAGAAAGAGATGGTGTAAAAGTCGTCATGGATGACTTCATGCTCGCAACTGCTGCCGATATCGTAGCAGATCCTTCCGCACCTGATGCTTTCGTCAATGGAATCATGGAAGGAAAGGAATGGATCTATAATAATGGGTCAGTTCAAGAGCAAACAGTCGAGCAAATTAAGAAAAGAATTGATAATGCTGCACTAAATCAGATGGAAGAGGTAAAACTTTCCGCATTTAGTCAGTATTTACAGTCACTGTAATTATTTGAACGTCTAAATAATCTATAGCAATCGCATTTTGTCGCAAGGAGACTTCTAATGTCAGAAGAGAATACAAAAACTCTGGATGAATCAAGTGTAACCGCAGGAGCGAAGCCCGCAGACCCTCAAGGTAAACTAGGGAATGATGGTAGTAGTCTCGGTGGAGTACAAGATTTAGGTGGACCTACACCTTTTAATTCCAAACCCACAGATGATAGCAACAAGTATAAGACTATCGCTGGTGGAAACGCACAATCACCAACCACTAAACCATCTGATGCATCCGCACAGAAGGCAGAATTTAGTGACAAGGGTGACGTTAAAGCAGGACACGAGCCCGAAGGCGACGTGATTGCTGAAGAGCCTGCTGAGGAAAAAGTTATAGAAGTCGATCTATCAGCCGACGTAGCTGCTCTCACTGAAGGTGAGAATCTAAGCGAAGAATTCAAAGACAAAGCAAAGACAATCTTTGAAGCTGCGGTTGTATCACGTCTAAACGAAGAACTAGAGCGTATGCATGAAGACTATGCAAAGGCACTAGAAGGAGAAATTGAGACTGTCAAGTCTGACCTTGCTGAAAAGGTAGACGAGTACCTAACATATGCTGTTGAAAGTTGGATGAAGAAGAACCAACTTGCAGTAGAGTCTGGTATTAAGGCAGAGATGGGAGAGCAAGTCCTATCAGGTCTCAAACAAGTTTTTGTCGAGAATTACATTGATCTTCCCGACGAAAAAGTTGACCTTGTAGATGGTCTACAGGAGCAACTTAACACTATGGAGCGAAAACTCAACGAATCAATTGAAGAAAACGTTGGTCTGTCTAAGCAGGTTGGCGGCTATATTAAGAATGGGATTGTGACAGAGATTGCTGAGGGACTTAGCCTCTCTCAGAAAGAGAAGCTAGTATCTCTAGCAGAAGCTGTTGAGTTTGAAAATGAGGAATCTTTCAAAGAAAAGGTTTCTACCCTACGTGAATCCTACTTCTCTACGAAGCCTGAGAAGACTGATGTCTCTGAGGATGTCCAAGTAGAGAACGCCCCTGAGGCTGGCAGTGCTATGGATGCATATTCACAAGCAATTGCTCGCTGGGCAAAATAATCCACAATTACTATTCTTAAACGGAGTTAGTTAACTAAAATGTTTAACGCAGAATCACTCCAAGAGAAGTGGAACCCTATTCTAGAGCACTCTGAGCTCGATCCTATTAAGGATACCTATAGAAAAGCGGTTACCTCCGTCCTCTTGGAAAACCAAGAAAAGTTTTTGAAAGAAGAGCGTGGTCTCGTTACTGAGGCTGCCCCCACCAACAGTTTAGGTGGTACAGGTTATTCAGGTAGCAGCACAGCTACAGGTCCTGTTGCAGGTTTCGACCCAGTTCTTATTTCATTAATCCGTCGTAGCA